GTATTAAGAGGTCTATAAACTTTAACTGAACCTGATGGGAATTTGTAACAAAAAATAGGCTGAGTATATGCATATCGTAGTATTAGTTTTTTATCTAAAAATATAAACTTACCAGAATACACATTATACTTATTAAGCGTTTCAGCATTTATATTGTACGCTGCCCAATAATCCAAATCAAACTTTGTAAATACTTGAGGTTTAAATTGAATTAGTTTTTTACGATTTTCTTGTTTTTCTACATTGTAAACTACACGCTTGGGGGAGGAAAAGGGGTAAGCGGAGGTGTGTGATAATTTTAGACCTAGATCTTTATCTATTATACTCAATGCTTCTTTAAAATCTACATTGTGTATATGCATTACCAGGTCAAAACAATTACCAGACAACCCATTAAAGTCTTTAAACTTTATGCTCCCATTGCCTGCCATATATAAGACAAAAGAGGGGTTTGAATCCTCTCTAAGCGGGCTAGAGTAAGCTTTGCCTAGTTTGAAATCAAACCCCATATAATGCCTTATAATGTAAGACTCGCTTACTAATTCCAAAATATTGGCTTTAGTAAGCTTTTTAGGAACTCGTATGTTCCTTGAGTCATACATTAGTTGTTATTTAAAATGGCAGATCATCGTCTGTACTTGCAACTTCAGCAACAGCTTTAGTCTCTTCTTTTTCCAACTTATCGTATTTACCAATACGTAGTTTACTAGGAGAAGTCTCCATTGTTTCTACAAACGGAGCGTAGTTAGGAAGAGAAGCGTAATCACGATAGTTGTATACAACTTTTAATCGAAGAGCTTTGCTGTAATCACGGTTCTGCATTAACTGCACTACATTATCACAGAAAGAACTCCAATCCGCTCCTGATACTACAAATTGATCTGCAGAAATAAACTGAGTACAGATATGCTTAATTCTGATAAGCATACTGTTCACTCTACGACTAACAGCATCTTCTTTAGATTCTCCTTCTTTAGGTGTAACATATTGAGGATTAATTTCAAATTCGTTATGCATTAAAGAATTACCATCTGAATCAGTAAAGTTAAAGCTAAGATAACTATTACCATTTTTATCAGCTTTTTTCTCTAATCCACTGAATTTAACATTCTCATTAATTCCTACAGGAATAGGACTCATACCATTTCCTGCATCTACTGTAAGATCTTTGCTAATAGAATACATTTATTTATTTCTATTTAATTAAAAAATATCATCGAAAGCAACTTCTTCTGTTTCAACTTCTTCAACAGTGCTTTCCTCTGTTGTAATAGCTGCTGACGTTTCAGTTGTGTCAGTCCAATCTTCTCCCTCTCTAGTATCTTCAACACTAGTAGACGTAACCTCAGTATCTTCAGTTGAAGCTGTAAGTCTATAGAAAGTATATCCTTCGTATTCTGGATAAGTCACTGGTGTCTCATCCACGTACAAAGTACACTCTCCAGTACTAGACAACCCAAACGTAGATCTAAGATCCCTGTTGTGAGGTTTGTTTGTTGCATACCCTTGAGCATTGATAGCAATACCATTGTTATCTGGTGCTAAATACACATATGTGTGCTTTTCATTTGATTCAGGATATGCAAATCCAATGCGATTAGTATTTTTTGTAATACGTAATCTACTTACAAGATTTGGAGACAATCTCATTCTACCGTTGTCGGTTAGATTAATACAAGAAGTATCTCCATACTTGTTCATTCTTTCTACTTTTTTACCTACAAGTTTCATTTTAACTATTGTATTCGGTTACTGTTTCAATTACATTATTTAGATCATTAGTGATCTTTAGATCTTCAAACATGCCACGAGGCGATTTAGCTGTAGTAGTGCCGTCACTTTGCGTTACAAAGTATCTTTGAATATTACCGTTCTCATCAGGAGACACATCGGTAAATAATACTACGGTAAACATACCTTCTATATTAATTTTCTCGTCAACAAGTTTACCGATAGTTTTGAACTTCAGTTTTCTGTTGCCTTGTAAATCTGTAGAAGCTTCAGCATGACCAAACATTGTAAATGTAATGTCATCTCGCATGTTTTTACCAGTATTGATTATTTCCCAGGCATGTAACCCAATATCAGTAAACTTATCAAAGCCACGTTCATTAGCTCTACGCATAAACTCGTTAGCCATGATATATTGAAAATCATCAATAACCACATTTTTAATATGTGGCATATTCTTATCAATATGTTTTAGCATATTGACAATCTTCAACGGATCATCCGTACTTAGGTAATTACCAGTAGGATTTTCTTTTGATAAAGGCGCATATTTTGACTTCCAGCCTCTAAAAGGAAGTGGTTTATTTGCTACGTTAACGATAAACGTAGACTTAGGATCAAGCTGTTCTATACTAGTGGATTTGCCACTGCCTGATTCCCCAATTACTAAGATTTCTTGACTCATTATGAAAAAATTTGATTGTATTCGTCTACTGTGTTATGTTTAAGATTATCTAGCATACTTAGTACTAAGCCACTCTCGCCATCGCGGTTTTTAATCACATGCCAATATATCATACATTGTGTGTGATTGGTTGGATGGACAACAGGTAGATTTTTAGGTCCGTATGTCTGAAGGTGTAACATAAATGGTTTATGCGATACCATCACATAGTCTGAACCATGAAACACAGCATCACTACCGAAGATGTCTTTCTTCATAGGATAATGTTGCATAGGATTCGCTAAACGCTCGGACTTCTCTATCTCTCTGTTGAGCTGACTCAGTGCTATAAAGATACATTTTATTTTCTTCTTAACGAACATGAACATACCATAAAGTCTAGATAAAATTTCACGTTCTGCGGCACCTTGAGCACCTCTAGTAAGTAGAGTATGGTCAAGAAATATAACAGTACCATAGTGTTTGCCTTTTATCTTTTTTTGTTCTTCATGGAATTTCATAATTGTACTGAATATTTCTTGAACTGTGCCAGGCACGTCCACATAAAATATATCGTAGTTAGAAATCTCATTGTTAATATGATTTTCTGCTATTTGAAAATCGCCATCTGACAATGAAGCCTGACCTGAATACAGTTCTGTAACAGTTCGTGACATCTTCGCTGATATTTTCCTACCAACTTGTTTAAGTGCCAACATCTCGAAATTGAAACTCAGCACAGAAAAGTTTTCGTTAGGATTATGATCAAAGAAACTTGTCTCTAACTCATTTGCAATACTTGATTTACCTGAACCTGACATACCAGCAATAGTCATAATAGTATTCCATTCGATACCGCCCGTTAGTCTGTTGTTCAGTTTAGGCCATCTTGTTTTAAGCGACCTAATTGCACCCTTTCTCCTCTTATCAATATAATCTAAAGCTTCGGTACCAGCAATACTGATATGTTTGTAGTCTAGACTATTCGATTTTTCCGCCATAATTTACTGTTTTAACAGGTTTGTAATTAGGGCCACTAATATGACCAAGAACGTCACGCCATATCTCTTGTAAGAGCCAGTTTTTCAGTGTTTTTAGATACGGAAGATTACCTGAGTCAGTATATCGTCTGACATAGTATTCAATCGCATCTTGCATCTGTTGTGGTGTTGCTCTTTTACCAGTTATGATTTTAACATAAAGTTCTTTAATCTCTTTAGTGCCCTCTTTCAAATAAGACTCCGTTCCATTTGTACGTCTTATCTTTACAGGATAAGCATCTAGGAACTTTTTAAACTCGGTATCATATACCGAATCTGATATTTCAGTGATGTCTTCATCACCTAGAAAAGGATTATCAGATTTTTGATCAGCATAACTATCTACAAGACCGTAAATAAAATCATCGCCTTTCTCTGTACTGATATATCCTTTATCGCCATCAAGACGCAACAAAAAACCTTTAGTAACAAGTTTACCATACACTGAAAACAGTTTTAAGTCTGTGAATTTCTCTTGGTATTTATCTATAAGATGTTCTTTATCATAGACTTTACAGTATAGAATAAAATACTCCCTAAGAGATAGATTGTTTTCTATCAATGTTTGAATAAATGGTTCACCAATTGCTACCATAGTTAATAGTTTAAAGATTAGAATAATTGTCGGCTTGGATTATAAGCCTTTCTCTCTCGTATAAATACTCATCTTCTTCAGGAAAAGAATATTTGTATTTAGATATCTGCCAGTCTCTAACTTTTATACTACTTCGTCTAACGACTCGACCCACTTTACTTTGTCTTTTTGAGTTCTTTTTCTTACCCATTTTACCTCTTGACTACCTTTTATAAATAGATTAATGTAAATAGCCTCTTTGTTATCATCCGTTTTACGCAATGTTCTTCCTTTTCTTTGGATGTTATCTAAGGCTTTGGAGCTACCAGCAGCACATATACCAAGACTGCAATCAGGAACATTAAGACCTGCATTAAGAGCCTTTACTGAACTAATAACACGTTTATTAGAACTAGCAAAATCTTCTAATGCTTTGTCTCTTTCCTTTTTAGACAGTTTTGAATGAAATGTAACGCATTCAGCTCCAAGGGTTTCTTGCAGTTTTTCTGCAAACTCAATAGACTCACTAAATACCAATGCTTTTCTATCTGAGAATTTTTTAATTATCTCATCAGTCATTTTGACTTTATTTACAGCATTGTAGCAGATCTGTTTTCTCTTTTGCATAGTTGTATAAAATATGTTTGCCCATTTTGCTTTGTCTCTATTTTTAGACCTTCGCCATTTAGTGGCATTGGCAAACGCACTGTATACTCCTCCCAAATGAGAAGCAGCCTGATTGTAAAGCTTATCCACCCTTTGATATTGAAGAGCTTCGAGAGCTGTAAAACTTACACCTAAATTGTAGACCCTGTGTTTTGATACCAACTCTAATTTGCTGGCTTTTCTAAGGTCTGTTTTCATCAATATAGGTGAAAAAGATTCTAAGTATTCTCGATACTCTTCATTCTCAGGGGGAGTAGCAGTTAGACAATAAATAGTCTCCCAGTTATTGTATTCGTAAAAATTACGATACACATAAGATAGAGTAGTGTGTACTTCATCTACTACAACTATAGACCATTTCTGATTTGATAGTTTGTAAGCAGATTGGATACACATAAACTCCACTCTTGGCAGAAGATGAGATAATTCCCATTTTCTGAACTCGTTAACCCATTCATTGTCTCTCAGGTTTTCCGTTGGCACTATAACAAGTGCCTTATTACTTTCTGACATGTTTAAGATATGCTCAATTGCCATAATACCTATCCTGGTTTTACCAAGACCAGTAGCAGCAATTGAAGTACCTTTCATGCCATTTTCTTTCCATGTATTAAAATGTAGTTGTTGCTCAGTATCTTTTTCTATATTCAGATTTAATGTTTTTTGCATGATTGTCTACATAATAAAGTACATGACCAGCATATTCTGTATATAAATAAGAATTTTTGTACTGGTACTCTTTCTTTTTTTCTTTTACTGCTTTTTTATAGGCAGCTCTAAACTCAGCAAGCTCTTGTTCGTCAAGAGCAAGCTCAGTTATAAATTTCATATGTCCCATTGGAATAATGTAAAGTTACGTTATTTTTCCCATTTATCGCTGATATTCGGGTCAGCTTTTAGCAATCCAGACGGGAGTATTTCAGCTCCAGCCTCTTCCATAAGCTTAGCCATAATACCTTTCCATTCATCAGCTTGATCTGATTTGCATATCGTATCAATTTGATCGTGTACAGTCATTACAATTTGTACATCGAATCTTGGATTTGCTTTCAAATACTCTCGTATTTTAACAAGAGCAAGTTTGGTCATATCAGCACCAGTTCCTTGTATTGGAGTGTTTTTACTGGCACGCTCAATAGCGCCTACTTCCCCTAGTTTGTCTTTACGAAATTGAATACCAGCAAACCAGTTTTCAAACCATCTGACACGTCTAAATGGAGAATAAGTACGAATATGACCTCTAGTCTTACCATATGTACCAAGCGCTTCTAAAAATTTACCAATAGAAGGAAAAGCTTGAAAGTATTTAGCAATAAGATCTTCAGCCTCTTCATTTGATATATCAAGCGTCCATGCAAGTTTATGTGGGCCCATGCCATAAGCAAGACCAAAGTTTACGGTCTTAACATTGGTTCTAAGTTTTTTATGCCCAAAACAATTGCATTTTTGCTTAGCTGATACATAAGCACAGCCTTCTTCTGCAGCATTAGCCCACTCTTGACCGTATACAAGATCAGCACATACAGAATGAAGGTCTTGTCCTTCTTCAAGAACTTTACGCCACACAGGATCTTTAGAACCTTCAGCTATGATACATAATTCTTGAGAACTGTAGTCAGCAGAGACATATACATAACCTTCTTTTGCAACAAAACAGTTTCTGAATTTATTGTCAGCAGGTATCTGTTGCATATTAGGAGAATTACTAGCTACACGACCAGTATTTAATATTTGATTAAAACTAGTATGTATTCTACCATCTACACGTACATTCTTTAGAAATTCTTCACCATAACTAGTAGCGAGTTTCATTGCTTCCTTATATTTAATATATTGTTTTATAATAGGAAACTTTTTAGAATGTATTATTATCTCTTTGCCGTTAACATTTTCAAGCTCAGGTAAATATGTTCTAAATACTTGAAGGACTTGTGTAGGACTAGACCATTTGATATTAATCTTACGCAAATCTTGAACAGGTGTAAACAAATCACCCTGTACATATCTAGCTTTAAATCTTTCAAGTCTAGCATCATTCAATACAGCAGTATCAAGTTCTGACTCAAGCTTCAAAGCTTGATCATAAGAATTACTTGCAATTTCTTTCCATCCAGGCACATCTAGTGGTATACCGTTGTATTCGATATCTGCAAATGCAAGAGCAGCATTATTCTCAAGATTTAATACTTTTTCAAGTTCAAAAGTTTGAATAGACTGCAATTGCATTTCACGCATCTCACATAAATATTTAACATCATTTGCGCCATACACTATTTGATCTTTATCAAAAGGTTGACCAGCAAGACTGATGAATCTATTACGTACCTCTTTATCCATAGATAGTCCTAAATACCTATAAGCTAGATCTTTAAGACCGTATCCATAATTACGTTTACCACAATTAAGAACTTGTTCTGCAAGCATGGTGTCATGAACATTTTCAAGTTCAATCTTTGCCCATCTTTTAATTACTTTATAATCAAATCTTACATTGTGTAGTATTTTAACGATCTTTTTACTTTCTAGGATATTTCTAAACGGCTCAATAGAAATATAACGAGTGTCAACTACAAATTGATTTGATTTATCGCCTATCTGAAACATTACCATTTTCTTAGTCAAGAAGTCAAAACCTTCAGTTTCAGTATCTACGCCAAGTACATTTTGATCCTTACAATACTTAACAGCCGTTTCAATACTGCATTTAGCAGCAAAATCACGTTTCATTGCTTCATCAGGCCCTATAAAATAAATCATGCTACAATTTCTTTAAAAATCTACCAGATATTTCAGTGCCCATTTCATCTGAATTAAATTCATTGCTGAATTGATATCCTTTTTCTGTTTTTTCAAACGTAATAGTATAACTTTTCTCTTCTATTCCATCTTCAAACA